GAGGTTTTTCTACTTCGTTAACCACTTCAACGAGTTTCCCATAACGGGTGGAGTTTAATTCTTCCACCCGCTCAGGAGTTGCTGTAAACACAGCACCAGTTTCTCTTATCTTTTTGGCTTTTATGTCTCGAAACTCCATTAAGGCCCTAACATTCATGTGCTACCTCCTATGCTGCAGGTTTATTCCTGATCAGTGCGAATGCTTTTGTATCAAGTACGCCGCCATCAACGATAGTGTAAGCAGCGTAATCCACCGTTCTTGCCTTTACATGTTCTTCTGTTGCAACAGACATAGGCTCATTTGTATTCATTACATATCCCTGTAACGGGTTTCCAATGATAATGGACCCGTCGGTTACTCCAGCATCAGGTTTTACTACCATTCCAAACATTCTACCAACTCCGCCAGCCGTTACATCTGGAATAAATAGAGGTCTCCCCTGTCCGTCAACCAGGTTCGCAAGCTGATTCCAAATTGTGGCATTTGATGCATAAATAGCAGCATTTGATAAGTAAGAAGAATGGATTTTTCCAATAGCTGCAGTAAACATCGTATAGCTTAAAGGAATTGGAGTTGTCGCTTCCGGATCATACTCAACCACCTGAGGCTTACCAGATTCAGCTAGTAAAGCAGTTTCTACTCCCTCAGGTTCACGTGGAGTAGCTGTTGGTCCCTTACCCTTAACTACAGCATTACCCAATGCCACTCCGATTCTCTCAGCCAATTCGTTTTGAATAAACGGAATAAACTCTTCTACGGCCATGCTTCTCAGCTTCCATGTAATAGTTATGGCCTTTGCAAGCTCACAGCCACTTAATGTAAGTTCTGCAAAAGTATTCTGCTCATCTGCGGTTGCGGTACCCTCTGCATAAAACGCAGCGTCACCAGCGGCAATACCCGAATGCTTCTTAATCGTCAATGTTCCTCTTACATTGAACTTTTTAACGTCTGCAAGGAATGGATACATCTCCGTTGCTCTCTTCCAGATACCAGCCACAACCGTTTCAGGAATCAGAACCGACGTGTTATTTGTATCATGAGTGTAGGCATTGCTAAACTCAGCGTTAATCTTATTATAGATTTTCTGTTCGCTGCTATCCAATGGCTTCCCTTGCATGGTTTTAGCCCATGCGTTTTCATACAGCTTCTTTTCGTCTGTTTTTGCATCACTCTGTACGCCGTCCATTGACATGCTGTCCACCATTCTTGCTGCCCGAGGGTTTACACTAGCATTTTCCATATCAATCCCCTTTGTCTTATCTCTCAATGCTTCCACATTCGCATTTAAGAGCTTAGATTCTTCCCACTGATTGTCCAGCGCTTCCACTTCCTTTACTTTTGCTTTTGCATCTTCGATTTTTCCTTCGTTAGTGAGCTGTTCACTTTCGTTGAGCAATGTTTCCCTGGTTGCTAAATATTTTTCTTTTTCCATGTTGTTTACCTCTCTTTTAATCTAAGATTTTTAATTTTTGACATTAAAAAAGCAGCATCACCTTCTTGTTTGGTGTCCTGCTCATTAATCATTTTTTTAATTTGATCCATTTTTTCTTGGCTGGGTAGCGTAAAGTTTCCTGCCACAAATTGCTGGTTCATGACATTTTTTTCTTCGAACATGATACCATCAATCAAACCTTTTTCAAAAGCCTGGTCAGCTGTCAGCCATGTTTCCTTTTCCATCATCAGAAGTGCTTCTTCTTTACTCATGCCAGACTTTATAACATATGCATTTGCAAGGGCATCATCTGCGGTTCTTAAAACCTCTGCTGTTTTTTCAAAGTCTGAATGATTTCCTTGTGCTCCTGTTGAAACGCAATGTACCATCATAAGAGCCGTAGGAGCCATTTCGCAGTGCCTTGCCATAGCTATAATGCTTGCCGCGCTGCATGCCTCTCCAACTATGTACATATTTACATTGCCCTGGTGAGCTCTGAGCATTGTATATATCTCGCTTCCAACGTCAATGACTCCACCAGGGCTGTTTATATAAACTTCCAGTGGTTCATTTGATGCGGTTCCCAACAGGTTATATACATCTTTTGGAGTTGTTGAGTCCATCTCCAGATAATCATAATACCATTTATAATCATTCGGAATTATTGCGCCTTTGATATCAATTCTTTTCACTAATCTCACCTACTTTCTATTCGGTTGTCGGCCTTGTATCCAATCTTCTCACGTATACATCGCCACCAGGTATTGGTGCTCTATTGAGTACTTCTCTAAACTCATTAACATTTAAAGCGCCACGATCTATACACCCCATTAGGCTTAGCTTTGTTTGCATACTTGCGAATGATAGGTTTGAACTTTCAAACAAGATTTTATTTCCAAATCCCCTTTCTCTTCTGGAAAACAATTTTCTTGTGAACTCACCGGATAATTGCATTACTACCGGTTCAATATTAGATTCGTAGTAAGATATCCATTCATCTTCGCTATACTTAGCCTGCACAATCTTTTCGTTTGTATTAAAAAATGAATATATTCGTTGGACCGTTCTATCCATTTGTGTTGCATTTGGGACAAAGTCTTTTGGCTCGATTTGCTTTGCATCCATCTTTGCATCAGTTGCAGCTGCTCCTACCGTCTCTGATGTCTCAGTATTCAGGAAACTATCAACAAAATCTTTTGTTTGTTTCCTAAGATCTTCAGGCCTTATAGTCTGGTTAAATTTTAGCAACCATCTAATGATATTAGAATTTTTTATCGCCTTAACGATTCCCTGGTCAGTAGTAACAACAATCTCCATCAATGGTGTTAATGCTGCTGCGGGATTATCCCCAAATATATCATTACTGTTGAAATCTTTTCGCAGGTGTATCACGTCAGTATATTTGAAAGTGAATATTTTCCCCTTAATTGTTGTAAATTTCAAAAACAATTCTAATTGATCATTTTGTAATGCCTCGCAGTTTGATGCAATAATAGGGTAAATCGCGGCAGGATAGCCATTTGGATCTCTTTGTATGTAAGCAAATGCATTATTAGTAAGTTCCAACTGCACTGCTAATTTTTCTTGTAGCATTTGCCCCGTCATGTATGGGTTCGGTTCTTCCAGTAGAAACCTCATATAAATTTCTGGATTCACTTTGAGATCCTTTGACCCATCTTCTTTTATGGTTTCTCGGATATGTTTTCCTACAATCTTTCCAATCGCCTGCGCTTTTGGTCTTATCGCCGATCTTACAATATCGCTGTGATACATTTTTCCGTTATACGAATAAAAACCGTCCCCCATATCAGTTATTAATTTGTATTCCGATACTGTGACAGTCTTATTCCTCAATTTATCTAATATACTCATATTTCACCTCCTTCTAAATCAAATTCATATAGTTTTCGTAATTGCGTTCAAGGCATATGTAGGCATCGAGCAATGATGCCACACCATCTATGCGCCGTCTCGCATTACTTGTTTTACACAGCGCAATGTTATCGTTACGATCCACTTGAATAGCTGCGTTTGATAAGCACCACTTCAAAATTGGATTGTTGTCATAAACAATCTGTTTCGCGCTTAAGTCTGCTGCAAAGGTTTTCATGGGGCTAGACATTGTTCTTGCTCCCTGTATTACTGGCTCTGTTGATTCTTTTCCAAATAACTGCTGCAATTCGTCAGTTATGTATTTGCTGTTCCATGAATCATATCCGATTTTATAAATATAAATATCTGATTTATTCTGCACTTCAACAAACCAGTTCGTCACATCTTTATAATCTATTTTATTACCATCACTCAAACGTAAGAATCCTCTTTCTAACCATTTGTCATAAGGTATTTTATCTTCCTTAATTCGCATTTCAAATAGTTCGGCTGGGAGCCAATACATTTGTTTTACATATAACTTTTCGTTACCAGTCACCTTGAAGATTATAGTTGCGCAGGTGAGGTCGGTTGTGCTTGACAAATCTAATCCCCCAATGCCATACCGAGGTTTCAGATCCTTAAGATCATAGGTTTCTATATTGTTTAGCTGTTCATAAGAGAGCCAGCTTTCACTTGATGTCTCGCGAATATTAAACTCTTTACACAATACATTTTTTCTCATTACTGGATTCTGAATAGCTTTTTCAACCTTTTCTCTAAGGTAAGTATAGCTTTTGCTTACACCAAGGTTTGGATTTGCCTTGCTCCAGCAACTTTCGTCCTTATATTCTTCTCTGTTGTCCAGTTCATAAATTAAAGGAAGGGTTCTTTCGTCTTTGTATCCGTCAGGTTCATCATATCCGTTTATGATTAATTCGCATTCGTCGTATATTTCATCGTATATATCTTCTCTAATCGTTCCGGCTGTTGATGTCATAAAAAGCATAGGCTGTTCTCTGGCTGAAACACCATCAGCAATTATGTTATACAGAGGCCTTCCGTTTTTCCATTGATGCCACTCGTCAAATAATGCCCCGTGAACATTCAGACCGTCCATTGTGTCCGCATCACTGGCCAGTGCTTTAAAAACAGAATCTCGCTCATCATACCTCAGTTCATTTATTGTGCTTTTGACTCTCTTGGCAAGCGCAGGGGATTTATTTCTCATTCTCTTAGCTTCTTCCCAAATAATCTTTGCCTGATCCTTCTTGGTTGCAACAGAGTATATTTCTGCTCCCGGTTCTCCGTCCGCACACAATAAATAAAGCCCTTCGCCGCTACTGACGAAAGACTTCCCATTTTTCTTTCCAACTATTAAGATGCATCTTGTATATTCTCTTATGCCCTCAATGTTAATAAAGCCATATTGGGCGCTAAGCATTGCCTTTTCCCACAGTTCAAGTTTAACTGGTTTTCCACCTAGCTTTCCTTTACTATGCCTTAAGTACCGCTCAAAGAATGTAATTACGTGTTCACCTCTTACAGGAGAATAATAATATTCGTTTTCATGCAATACCTTATCAGCTAGATGTTTGTAGACTTTGTATATCTTGTTTCCAACAATTATATCTCCACTTTCAATTTTCGCATTGTACTGCAGAATATGATTGTTGTCTATTGTTTGACGCTGGATCATGCATAATCACGCCCATTCGTAAAGTTATCAAATCCATCTTCCTCTGGTTTAATTTCCTTTTTTGGTATCAAGTCTGTGAGTTGCTTATAAACCAAACAATATCTCTGTATTGTGGTGTTATAGCTTTTCAATGCCGGATTCTCACGCAAGAATTTTTGTTTTCCTTGCTCAAACTTTTCCACGGTTCCGGTTTCTTTAATGTTTTCCTTCAACTCATCAAGGGTTTCAGTGATAAAATAGATTTCTTTTATTAAATCATCGGCTATAATCCGTCTATCTTCTGGTATGAGTTCGTATATCGCTTTAAGTTTTCCAATGTCCTGCTGAATGTTTTTATCTCTCGCCATTTATACCCTCCTTTCTATCCCCCCCTCATGCGATTTTTTGTCGCGCACTTTTTGAATGTTGGGGACTCGGTGAAATCAAAACAACCCCCGCTTTGCTTTAAGGGGGGCCTATGGCTTTCAATTACAAACTGAATCGTCCGGTTTTGTTTTTGTTTTCCTGCACTTTCTTTGCCTTATCAAACGGAATCGCACTTGTTTATGTATTACGCTTCATTGTCTGTCGCATATATATCCTGAGTCAACTTACCATCACCATAGAGATGTGAGACTGCATTGTTCTCATTCCACAACCTCCCAATCATCTGCCATCAGATCATCAACTGTGGGATTCCAACGTGATGGGCAATTGCTCTTGTGGTATATCGTGATTGGTTCTGTAGTCCATAATTCTACACCGCACTTACCCCACCATTTTCTCCTTATGTGCGCTTTTCCTTCGGCAGCTTCTTTAATAGCCTCATTTATAAACATTATCTGTTCTCCTCCTTTGCTATCGGTATCGGATTCCCTTCCGCATCGAATGTACATCTATCCTGTGCCTTGCTCCGTTGTATGAAGTGCCCTTCCTCCCTGTCATGGCATGGTTTACATACATATTCCAGCTTATCATGATTGAGTGCAATGTATGGATCATGTATGTTATCCGGCGTAAGCATGACTGTATGATGTACCATCTTCCCTAACCTCTCATGACATTGTTCACACATACCACCATCAATAGCCTTTCGCTTATCTATGTACGCCTTGCGGCACCTACGCCATGGCATGCCGTCATAGAATGCTCTGGCGAATTCTTTAGCCATGCCTCACTCCCTCCTGTATTTATGCAATATAAAAGCACTAAGGCAATTCCACCTCAGTGCTTAATGGTTAATGTAGTATTGCGCTTTCCAACGTTATCCCTTTCTTTGGTTCTGCAATCATTATGCCATCTTCATCATAGTAGTTTACATATGCGGTCTGTGTATCTTTAATTGTTTTATACTTTTGGCATATTACTGTTAATGCTTCGTTCACGGTTTTACAGAATACCATTTTATCTTTCTCTGTTCCGGCGTACCAGGAATTGCTTTCAAGGGTTATTTTAAATGAGCTATTACTTGTGGCTTTTATATCCATTATATTTTCTAGTTCAGCTGCATATTGTGTAATTTCCCTTGCCATCGATTCATAATCAACCTTAGGCTTAAGTAGCATTGACAATATCCATATAATTGCCGCTACGCCTATTAACCCAAGAAAAGCCCACAATGCATACGGTTTTTTCTTATTCGTCTTATCCATGTATTACCCCTCCTTTTGATACCAGTATACACCATATCTTCTCAAAAGAAAACACCCATCAAGGCTTAACCAAGACAGGTGTTTCCCAAAGGAGGTGTTATATTATGTCGTAGTTGATGCGGCACGCCTGGATTCGAACCAGAGTTTACAGCCGGGGAGGTTGCTGTTGTTCTACCGCTGAACTATGCGCCGTAAATGGACCTCCTTGGAATCGAACCAAGCCCCTCACACTTTTATCCGCGTTTATTATGTGTGTGCTCACACCAGCAAGCTCGTGGCCCTCATGCCGGATACCCGGCACGCCTTAGAGTTTAAAGTCTAGTAAGGTAAAGTCAGACTGGCCTTGGATTTCAGTTTATAGTCTGGAAAGGTTGGATCAGACTAGCAATCTTTTAGCACCGCATTGCCAGGTGCGCCTTTGATATTATAGTCCGTCAAGACTAGTCGGACTTGCACTTGATAAGTAATTCACTAGCATAGACACTTACACTAGTTCCAGTTTATATTATATAATATCTAGATAGGACATGTGGGACAAACGGGACATTTTTATTTATCCTGCTCCATGAAGCGTTGAAACTCCTTTTTGACACTCTCACCTGTGGCCTTACGTCCGAGTTTAGCCGCAACATCTTCCCATGTCTCACATTCAAACAGTTTATATTTTATAATGCGTTGCATTCTTGCAGGAATCCGGTTAATATACATTTCAACCTTCCTCCTGGTCTCTCCTGTCGTTCTGGCCCTCTCTGCAAGTATATCCTCATCTTGCCTCAGCCTGGCATCATCGCCAGGAGAAAATACGATGCCCGCAACATGATAGTTTTTAGCAGCGTATGGAAACTCCTGCATTGATCCCTTCACTGAATCCTGTACTACAGTTCCCTTCCGCCTTTGGAGCCTTGCAATCTCTTTCACTGTCTCATCATATAATGCCTTGGCATCTATGTAATCATTCAGGGCTGTAATGATCTCAGCTTTTTCCATGCACTTTCCTCCCTCCTACAGCCAGTAACATGCGCGTTGTGAAGTCCCAGTCAAGAGCTAAATCGTTACCAATATACCACTTTTCCCCAAGCTCTCCCTTCTGTGGCGCTTCTTTCGGCAAGAAGGTATATCTCCCTTGGTACTTCCATTCATTTTTTACATATATTGCAACCTGCCTTCTTGCAATACCAAGTTCTTCCTCTGCCTCTGCAGCAGTATAATCCCCTATCTTCTCGTCCCCATCATAGACAGAGTATATTTTTCTTTTTGGCAAAACTATCCCTCCGTTCTCAATATTGCATCAAACTCTTTGCGCAGGTCTCGTAGCTCTTCCAGTCTGTAATAGGCTCCTGCCTTTGTTTTATAATCGCTGCTCCGATTATATGTATCTTCATGCCGTTGCTCCCGTTCATCAAACACGGCCTTGATCTGCTGAATCTGGTTCTCTTTCATTTCCAGTTCCTGCGCATTCAGGCGGTACATCTGCCTTTCGTGCTCAATCCTCGCATCTGCCACTGTCATCTGATCCACCTCCTGTACTCAGCGCTGCCAATACAATTACCGCCACAACCATACCACCAACTCCAAGGACTGGTTTTTCTATTCCTATCGCCATTGCCACCATGGCAGAAATGGTAAAGACGTATAATGCATATAACTTGATTAATATGATTCCTGCTTTTATTAATTTATTTTTCATGTAATTCTCCTTCCTTATGCTCCAATGCTCATATATCTGTTATGTACCTGCCTTAAATGCTCACCGTTGGCCGCTGCATAGAATCCAAGGGTTGTTGAAGGATCCTTGTGTCCAAGTATCTGCTGAATATCCTCTATGGCACAATCCTTGATCCTAAGCGTGGTTGCCATGGTCTTGCGGAAGAGATGGGGGTATACTCTCCGCTTAAGACCTGCCTTTTGCCCGATCTGCTTTATTATCAGTCTCAAGCCATCTTCATGCACCGCCCGGTATGGCGCTCTGCTTTCTGCGAACAAAGCAGTACTGCTGTCCTTCCGCGATGCCAGATATTTTTCCAGGTGGACCTTGGCAACATCATTGAGATACACCGTCCTGTAGTCAGAGGTCTTATGAGCATATATCACAATCTCCCCGGTACTCCAGTCAATATCCTGTATCCTGATCTGTGGCACCTCTCCCACTCTTACGCCAGAGCTGAGTAGAAACTCCATCAAGGCCCGTTCTCTTGGATTTGTACATGCCACTCTCAGCCGTTCAATCTCCACGCCCTTAAGGTAATCAATAGGTGGCTTGCGTTCTTTCTTAACCGGTACAGCTTCAACCGGGTTAGTATTAATAACCCCATGCTTACGGAACCATGTAAATACTGCTGAGAGGAAGCGACGCTCATTGTTTACGGTCCTGGTTGAATTTCCCTTACTGGCATACATATCCAGGTAATACTTAATATCCACTGCGGTGATATGACGAATGTTCTTGTCCGTCACGCAGAGCATATTCCGCATAGCTCCCATGTAGGCCCTAACAGTCTTTTCGCTCAATCCGTCTTTCCTGACATTCATTTCATACATCTGCAGCAAGTAGATATTATCGTCCATTTCCGTGGACAGCTCCGTTTCCTTCTTCTGGACTTCCACATAGTACAGGGCCTTAATGATCACTGTTTCCAGTATCCTCAGCGTTTCCGTGTTTATATGTGGTTCCATTTG